TTATCAATTCTGAAATAGCACGTTGATATGATTGTTCGTATAATTGCAGCATTTCAGCTGGTCCCTTCAAGAATTTGAAGGCTTCGGCAAGACATCCATAAAGTAACACTGCTGGTGCATTGTCACCTAACCATGAGGTTGTATTACTACTAGACAGTCTTGTTGGTAATCTAGTAATTCCTAATTCCACGTTATACGCTGAATCCGGTGTTGGTGCAACATAAATTGTGTTATGATCCCACCAAGACCAGTATTTTGGTGTACTAGTGCTTGCTCTATTAGGCCAATATTCATTCATGTAACTTAAATCTTTTTGTTCTAAAAATGTCCTTGTTGCTGTACCAGAAGCAGGCCAAATATGAACTGTTCTAATTGTAGAAAGAGACGTTGGAGTTGGTGATGAACCACCAGGTAAAGATACAAAAGGATTACTAGCAGTTAATGTAGAAGACTGATGAGATTTAAAAACATCTAAATCAGCTTCTCTTAATACTCTATTTTCAGTGTGTTCAATAAAATCATCTGTTATAGTTGATGTTAATACATCTGTACTTGTCTCAGTATAATTTAAAATCTGTGTTGTTAATTCTGCGTATGTTGTCATTAGTTACTCAATGTTGCTGGTCCAGCAGAAGCAAATCCGCCGCCACCATTTCCTGTTATTCCCGGTGCTGTTGACACCGTGAAAGTATAAAAATCATCATCTGTTTTTGTTATACTATAACCATCCTCATCTTCTATTTCAGATACAGCTGCACCAAATAAATTTCCAGTAACATCTCTAAATCTTACAGTATCACTAGTTGATCTACCATGATCAGGTTCAAACACTGTCACCGTTGAACTACTAGCTGTAAATCTAAAAGCATTAATAGGTAATAATGTTGCAACTGCACTTTCTGTTCTAGCAGGTCTTGGAAATTGTAATGGTTCTGCATCTGGTGTATATTTCTGTGGTTGTTCTTGTGGTGCTTTTGGTTCAAATTCACTTTTGTGAACACGTGATCCATTCCACTCCAAAACCATTTCATTGTATGGATATTCCATACCACTACGGTCAGAAATAAACTTTGCGTATTTTCCTTTAGCGTAAGCCATCTATCCTACCATTTAGAGTCTTTAGGTCCAACCCAACTATACTTACCACCTTTAGTAGCTGCACCCATTCCTTGCGCAGTACCTGTAATAGTACCTTTAGCAATAGAAACAGCTTTTTCTTTTTCTTTAGGTGTAGGATTAGGCACAGAGATAGTTCCTCTATTACTCCAATTTCCTTTTACTCCACCTTTAGAACTTCTTCCGGCGTTAGAATCTTTGTTCCAATTTGGATTACTCATTTTTCCTCCTTTTGACATTGACAATCTGCACATTCACATTGTCCTCCGCAGCATGAACCACCATTACTACAATGACATTCATGACCACATATTTTACATTCTGGCATATTCCCTCCTATGGTATATATGCTTGTGCTGGTTTTGTTTTAAACGATATACGTTCACGATCGTTATCAGCAGCACGTTCAAATTCTTCATCGTACACCGCTTTTAAGTTTGCACTTAACATTGGTGCTTTTTTTAAACTTATATAATAAGCTAATCCTGCAGTTAAACAAGGAAGAAAATAAAAAGGTACGTCAGCATTATTTGTATAATCACCTGCATCTTGCATTCTTCCAATATAAAAATATTTAAATATGTAAGCTTTATCTGGACTAGGATATAAAAATAATGTCATATCATTTTCTGGTCTACCACTAGAGGAAGATCCTCCAACAGTAACTTGTCCTGGAATTAAAGAAAATTGCACAGGTCTTCCATCACCTGTTGATTTATTTTCCTTTTTAGATAAATTTAAATATTCAGTTCTAGAAATTCTATTCATAGCAACATCTGTTGTGTTGCTGTCACCTTCTAAATTAGATGTAGCACCAGTAGTAGTTGTAACCACTGCGTCTACTATATCCACTACCTTTTGATCAATAGAATAATAATTAGTACCAGCTGTTAGAGTCTGCGTTGCATACTCTATGGTCCATAAATTTAATCCACGATTAGCCCATTCCGTTAACATCAAATTTAAAGAACGCTTGGCTGTTTTTAAATCATAACCTTCGCGAACTTCTAATTGACATCGTTCGAAAGCTTCTTGAATTATTTCCTCTATTGCAAGGTTAAAGGTTTGTGTGCCTGAATAAGCCATTTAACCCTTAATAATTTTTAGATACTTCTAGTACAATAGTGTAGTGGTCGTGTGCTGTATGACCATGAGTTGTTAAGTCAATATCACCATCGTATCCAGATGCTAATGTATTTTTAATACCACCGAATGATCTAAAATCCATATACCCTGAAACATTACCTGCTGCTGCACTTCCACCTAAAACTGCTGCAACAACGTTTGAAGTTGCATTCCATTCTAGAGCTACGCGCATACCACCTATATCATACCAAAGTTGATTAATTGTTGCATGAGCACATGCTGCTCCTGCTGAATTAGCTGCTAAAGCTGATACATCAACTTTTTTTACCGAAGCTTCTCCAGTTCCATCTGATATATTTGTAAGTTTTATAACAGCGATCTTATCACCGTCTGCTAATGTTTGACTTGTTACTGCGTCTGCCATTTGTCCTCCTGTTGGAGAGAGGGGGTTTTCACCCCCGCTCCATTAAAGTTGTTTATTCGTATACGTTTCTGCTCATGCAAACATGATGTATATTTACTGCTTCTGCAGCACCTGCACCAGCTTCAATACCAACATATGGAATGAAATCCACATCGTTAGTTAAAGCTGCAGTTTTAGTAACTGCAACACCTGGTTGTACTGCTGTTACAGATGTTCCACCTGTGCTTCCTGCTGTACTAGTAAGATTATACTGTACACCATTAACAAATGCAGTTGCTTTTCTATCACTATCTATTTCAATTTTCAAGTGATAAGGTGTGTTAGCTGCCACAGCAATTGGTAATATGATCAGTGCCACCAATACTATGTACCACATGCCAGTTAGCAAAAGTAGTGAATGCTTCTGAGTTAGTAGCATCAGTTTGAAATTTAAAAAATATTTGGTCATCATCAGTTGCAACTAATTGATCATTAGTTAACTTTAATCCTGCCCAAACTTTTTGGTTATCAATTGCAGGTAACATAATTGAAGTTTCCCAATGTACTTCATTTTCTGTTCCCCATTGACATCCACTCCAAGCTGTAATTGCTCCAGTATCTGCTGTTCCATCATTATCTAAATGAGGTAAAATAATTGCTTGATCTTGGTCTGCTCCAGCAGTTGTTGCTAGAATTCCACCAGTAGTAGCACCGAATGTAACTAATGCTGATGTCATATTAGTTCCAAGTGCTTCAAAGTCATAATTCAAAGTTCTTTGAACTTCAACTGTAGCTGCTTGGTCTAAGTTAGCATTTAGTCCTGGTCGTCTCTTAAACCATTCTTCCAAGTAATAGCGTCTTGCATCTTTTGCAGGATCGCCTATAGTTCTATCATGTTCAACACCTGTTGAAGCAGTAGTACTATATAATTTATAGTTATTTTTGGATCTTACCGGACCCACAAAGCTAGTATTAGCCATAATATTCTCCTCGGTCATATAGACCTATAGTCATACAGTCTCTATATCGTCTGCCTAGTCAGTCTGCATAACTTGTTATACTAGGTAAGATGGGGGAAATAATTTCCCCCATCTTGATTAATTAAGCTCCTGGAGAGCCAAATATTCCACGCCAGTCAGACCAGCCGAAGCTGTATCTTTCTCTTGCTTTATATCTAACATTTCCAGTATCGAAGTCGCCTTCCATAGCAGTTCTAATAGGAGACCTAGTGAACATTTTTAGTCCATTAGGTGCATCTGTTTTAATGAAAAACGCATCAGTATCAGTTAAGAAATTGTTAACCACATATCCTTGTGGTACCATTCCCATAGATTTGATAGCGTTCAAGTCATTATCAGCAGTTCCTACTCTACCTGCAGATTTCATTAACCTTTCAGCTGTAAATTGAAGATTTACAGGAATGATCATTTTCATTCCACGAAGAGCAATTTTCATTCCTCTTTCGTCCTTCATACCAGCGATATCGATCATCATCTGCTCGAGCGAAGTTTCGTTCAAGTCAGCAGCAGTTGACAATTCGTTCTTTTGGT